TTGATGAGGTCGTCGACGAGCTCGTTGAGTTGTCGGTCGACTTCGTTTTCACGTCGATTGTAGGCGTTCCACATGACGCGGCTGGCGCCTCCCCAGCCTTTGCCTTCGAGTCGTCGTGCTAAAGGGTTGTCGCGGCGGCGGCCTGCCATGTCAAACACTGACCCGGCTGCTGATTTGAGTTGGATTCTCATGATGGCGGTTTGTCCGCGGCGTGTGTCGACTTTGGATGTGATTGAGCGTTGTACGACGCGGCGGTCCCATGGTCCGAGGCGGCCTTTTTGCCATGAGCGGGCCATGCCAGATAGTGGTAGTTCGGGAATGAGGTTTTTGGCGGCGTCGATGACGGGTTGGGTGATTTGTTTGTAGCGGCGGTCAAAGCCTTTGCGGAGTTCGGGGTCGATTTGTTTGAGCTCTTTGAGTGTGTCGCGGATGCCGGTGATGGTGATGTCGGTTGTGGCGGTCATCGGCGGCGGCTCCGTTTGGCTTGTTTGTCTGCCAAGCGTAGGACGGTGGCGAGGTCGTTGCTGTCGAATTCGATGTGGGGCGGCCACCACCCGGTCGCCAGCAATAGTTCGGCTAGCTGGCGTCGGATGCTGCCGCTTCCGTAGGGTTTGCCGGCTCCAGTCCTTCGACCTCGACGTTTTCGACGGATTCAATCCATGTGTCGTAGTCGCGGTTTTCTTTTTTGTCGGCTGTGAGTCGAAGCCATGCAAGATAAAGCAGGTCGTCGAGGCCCATGCCGGCTTGGAGCTGTTGGACGGCTTTGCGGGCGCGTCGTTCCCATTTGGCGTAGTCGGCGAGGGTGATGACGGCTAGTTCGTTGGTGGTTTTGCCGTTGGGTTGCCGGTACGTGGCTTTGATCGTCAGGTTCATGGCTGCTGCTCCTTGGATGGGTTAGATCACGTATCGGGCGTGACGTCAATGACGAGGGTGCCACCGACGAACGTGGCTTCGACCTGTGAAAGTTCGCCGAGTGCGCCGTTGACGACGTCGAGGGACTCGAGGTAGGCGTTGGTGAGCTCAAATTCGGGGTTGGTGGTCGAGATCGCGCCGGATGAGGGCTTGACGGCGATGTAGGTGGCGGCTGCGCCGATGAGCGGTTGCAGCACCGCGTATGTTTCGGTGGCTGCGTAGCTCATGAGGAACGTGAGCGTGCAGGTGACATTGGTGAGTCCGCCGACGTAGCTGCGGCCCGTGGAGCCAAATGCGGTGGATTCGAGTGCGTCACGTGAGCTGGTGAGGACCGCGCTGACGCACTGGTTGGTCAGATCGGTGCCGGGCGATGATGCGCCGACAAAAACGGTGGGGTTGGCGAGGTAGGTGCTGGTCGACATGGTGTTCCTCCGGTGTTGGTTTGATAGTAGTGGTTATGGTGCGACTTTGGTGGTGATTGTGAGGTCGTATGCGGCGTATTCGCCGCCGCCAATGTTGACGACGGTTGGGCGGCCGTCGGTGAGGCCGATTTTGGTGTCGCGGATTTTGTCGGCGAGCTCGAGGAGCTTTGAGAGTGCTTTGCGGTCGCCGGGGCCGATGGTGATGATTTTGACGCTGAATGTCATGGCTGTGACGACATTGGTGTGCATGGTGAAGCTGGGGGCGTCGACGTAAACGCAGGGCGGATTGATGTTGCGGGGGTCGCTCGAGACGACGACGGGGAGCCCGGTGATGGTGCCGAGTTTGGTGACGAGGGCGTCGAATCCTTCGTTGAAGATGTCGGCCATTAGGCCACCGCTGGGCGGTTGATTCCGAGGAGGCGCATGATGTCGCCGAAGCTGCCGCCGACGGGTGCGCCTGTGGCGAGCGGGTCGAAGCTGGCGTATTGGTCGATGCTGCCGCGTTGGCGGTACAGGTAGCCGGCGTACATGACGGTGCCTAGCTTGACGTCGAGGCTGGGGACGGTGGTGAGGCTGTCTTGGTAGCCGGCTTCGAGGCGGCGGCGCCATGCGAATTGGTTGCCTGCGCCGACGGCCATGGTGAGTAGATCGGCGTCGGCTGTGGCTGGGGTGACGGTGAAGCCAAGCCAGTCTTCGACGTCGCCGCTGCTAATCCATGTGCAGGTCGGGGTGTAAGTAATGGTGCCGGTGGCGGGTTGGCGTTCGGCGTCTGCCGCGGTGAGCGCGAATGCGATCTGGTTAGGGATGATGACGGCCGTGTCGTAGTGGTAGTCGCCGTATTCGTCAACGCCAATGAACAGATATTCGGGGCAGGCTGTGACGGTGTATGTGCCGTTGAAGCCTGTGAGGCCGCTGATTGTGATGCTTTGGCCGGGCTGAATGGGCGTGTCCGTGAGGGTCTGTACGACCCCCACGTTGTCCACGACTTGTTTGTTGATAATGGTGTAGGTCGCCATGTGGCGGCCTCCCGCTTAGTAGTTGCAGGTGATGCGCTGGAACTTGGTGGCGTCGATCATCAACGTGGCGAAGTATCCGCGGAAGCTGATCTGGCGTCCGAGTACCTCGGGCTTGTCAATGGCAATGAGGCCGCGCTGGTTTTCGTAAATCTCGAAACCGGCGAAGCGGCCTGCCGCGCAGCCGACCACGAGGGTCTTGGCGGCGAAGTTTTTGTCGACGACCAAGCTCATGCCGAGCGGGTTGCCGTTCCACGACGTCGCGGTGTACGAAGCGTTGGCCGCGTTCATCGGTCCAACGGTCGGGAAGAGCGGACGGTCCTGATTGTCGACGAGTCCACCGATCTTGGCCCAAACATCGGGGCTGACGAACATGTGCGTCGGGAGGACGTTACTCGTGTTGGAGATCAGGCGAGCTGCTTCGTACAGCTGTGCAAGCAGTGCGGCTGCTGTGCCGTCCCATGAGACCACGCCGTCTGACGCATGCAGACGCAGCTGGTCGGCTGCGTAGTTGTCGGTGGCGTCGGCGTACTGGCCGGCAAGGTCTTGAAGGATGATGTTGACGCTGGCCGGGTCGGTCCAATCGACATCCTGTTCCGAGACGAGGACGGTGCCGCCGAACGTGAGGCGTGTCACGTTGTTCGCTGACACAACGAGCGTCGTCGAGCTGAGACCAGTCAGTTCCGTCGTCTGCTGTGCGACGCTGGTGTGCGTCGTGATTTCGGGACGGTTGAACACTTTGCCAGAGCCGAGAGGCATTGCACGTGCACCAATGTTGGTGACGACGGGGCGCAGGTAGTTGATGTTGTCGTACACCGGGCCGACGACGGGGACCGGCAACAGACCGGGCGTGTCGGTGGTGGCGATGTCACCAGCTGCCGCGGCGACCGGGTTGTGGTGTGCCTGATGATCGGCGATGAGCTTGTTGATGTTGGCCAGTGCGGTGCCGCCCTGAACGTAGGCGCTAATCCATTCGGCGGCCGACGGGAGACGCGACGGGACTTTGCGAGCTTCGGCCCAAATGGGCGCGGTGGGAGCCGGTGCGGGCTGCTCGGCCGGCGTGTTGGTGGTTGCTTCCATGGTGGTCGACTCCTTTGTGTCGTTGGTCTGGATGCTAGTCGCTGCGATCTGTGTAATGCGAGCATCGGCGAATGCGGGTTCGCCGACAATGGAGAGCTCACGCCATTTGGCGGCCTTGACGACGAGAGTGCCAGTCTTGTCGTAGGTAGCTTTGATCGGGTCGATGCCGATGCTGACCGCGTCGAGCGCTCCGTCTTTGATGAGCTCAATGACGTCGTCGCCGTCGCGGGTTTTGGAGATTCGGGCGGTGAAGTACATGCCGTCTTCCTCGTCTTTGCGGGCGGTGACGAGGCCGACGACTTCGCTGCCGTCGTGGTACTTGAGCAGCTTGGGGGCTGGGCCGTCGACGGGGAGGGCGCCGCGCATGATCTTGACGCGGGTGCCGTCCGAGACGGTGGCTTCAACGTCGTAGGGGACGGCTAGGCCGCTGATCTCGCGGCGGGCTTTGCCTTCCTCGGCCTCAAGGAGCTTGATGCCGGGCGCGGCCATGCGGAGGGTGCTGATCGGACTGGCCGATTCGACTTCGATCTCCTCGAGCATGCCGCCCGGTTCGATGCCTTCATCGAGGCTGATGGCGACCATTTGGTCAATGGCGTCTTGCTGGGTTAGATGACAGCCAATGAGCTCGCCGTCCTCTTTGACGACGCCGTAGCCGGCGCAGCCTTCGGCGTCTTCAGTGACGTAGTAGGGCATGTCATTCCTCCGATGGTGTGAGTGAGCTGCCTGAGCCAGCCGGTGCAGCAGTGTCCGGCTGGCCCGCCAGCCCGTTTTCTTCGAGGTACGACGTGACGTCGAGCTCGATGTAACGGCCTCGTGGGGTGATGCTGTTCATCGAGAGGGTTTGCTCGATGCAGTCGATGTACGGTTTGGCTCCGAATAGGTACAGGTCTTGGCGGGCTTGCTGTGCGTTTTGGTATGTCATGCCGGAGCCGACGGGTGCGTTGACGAGGTAGGCGGGGATGTTGGCGACGCGGGACAGCTCGACGGCTTGGTATTGCCGCGCTGAGACGAGTTCCATTTTCGATGGGTCGATGTTGGATTCTTTCCATTCAACGAATTCGTTGAGCGCGGCGATGGCGGACGATTCGCGGGCGTCGGCCCATGCCGCGGCGAGGTCGGCGAGGTCTTGTGCGCTCATGGGTTCGCCGCCTGTTTGTTTGAGGTAGCCGGCGGGGACTTGCATGGTGGCGAAGCGTTCCGCGGCGGCGTCGAGGCGGATGCTGGTGTTGATTGCGCGGCTGCCGGTGGCCAGTAGTCCGGGGATGGGGCTGAGGAATTGGACGACGTCTTTGGTTTCGAGTTGGATGCCTTGGAAGTAGATCTGGTTGGAGGGTCCCCACCATTGCGGGCCGGCTTGGTCCCATGTGGTGACGTCGGCTGCGGGAATCCATGTGAAGGCGTTGGGGAAGCCATCAGCTTTGCGTGATGTGACGACCCAGAATGCGCGACCGTAGAACATGAGGTCGTCGGCGGTGTTGCTCATGATAAAGTTGCGTGTGACGTTCGGGTCGGGTTGGCCGAACCATACGTCGGGTGGTATGTCAATGCGTTCGTAGGTTTCGCCGTTCCATTGACGTCCGTACTGTCGGAATTCGAGGCATGAAATCATGCCGCAAATCAGGTCGCGGGCGCGGCTGATGGTGGGTACTCGAAGCGCGGCGAGCCGGTCGGCGCCGGTGGTGTAGTTGATGAATTGTCCGACGAGCGGGTTACCGGCTGCACCTACCGCGGCACCGATGGCTGATTCTTTGACCACCATTTGCTGCACTGGCTTTGGTGTGAATAATCCCATGAGGTGATGTTAGGCGACGTGCCGCGGTTTTGTTGTGACAAGCATTGGGCGAACGGTGCTGACGGGTCGGTTGGCGATGCCGGCGGCCCAGACGAGGCAGCGGGCGAGCTCGATGGGTCCGGGTGATTTGTTGGATGAGAGTGCGATGGTGCCGGGTGTTTTGACGGCGACGGCGCGGCCGACGTGCTCGGCGAGCATGGTTTCGCCGGTGTGGTGGAGGCGGCCTTCGACGATCATTTGTTTGACTGCGGCGGTGTAGCGGGTGATTTCTTGGTAGCCGACGATGATGCGGCGGCGGGCTAGTTCGGGTGGGCAGTTGTTGTCGAGTGTGGGGCTGATGGCGAGTTGGAGGCCGGGGTTGTGGTCGAGCTGTTTGCGGACGTTGGCCCAGAAATTGTGGACGGTGTCGGCCATGAGGGCGACGGTGGCGGTGAGCTGTTGATTGCCGTTGAGGTTGACTCGGATGCCGACGTAGCGGCCGTCGTCGACGGAGACTTCGCAGGCGAGGACGCCGCCGGGGAGCGGTGGGTTGTCGGTGTGGTTGCGTTCCCATTGGCCGGGGTTGAGCCAGCCGGCGTCGGTTTGGACCCACAGGTTGACGGAGCTTCGGAGGAAGCCGCCGCGGTTGGGGGCGGTGGATTCGCGCTCGAGGGTTTTGATCTGGAGGGTGTGGCCGAGGGCTGGGTTGGCGTACGCCCTTGCTTCGGGGGTCATGGGGTCGAGGTCGGGGGGTGGGGAGTATTCGGCAAGGTAGATCGGGGATGGTTCGCCGGTGTCGATGGAGCGGAGCGCGGCTTCGCGGTGCCGCAGCATGCACGTCGAGTC